GCATCCATCGGCGGTTCCCGCATCGGTGGTTCCCCTGGTACCGATCTCAAGATCGAGACCAACGTTTAAGTAAAAAAAAGGTAAAGAGATGCAACCCACGACACCAACCAATTTTGAGGAGCCAAGCGACTTCGCCAAACCGGACGAGACGCGCTTTGCTGCCGACAACAAACTCTACGTCGAGTTTTTCCGAAAGCCTGTCATGCAGCCTGGCAAGAGCCGGGAAGCTGGCCGCGCCGTGTACGAAGAAGTCGATTACGTCCGCATTCATGTGCCGGGCGACAAGTCCTCAGTGATTGAACGTCCTCTCAGCGAGCAGGACGTTTTCCGCTTCCAGGACCGCTACAACAAGTGGAAGGCTGGTCAGGCCGAAGCTGTGACCGGCACACCCTTGAGCGCCTTGCCTGGCATGAATTCTTCGAAGGTCGAGGAATACAAGTACTTCAAGATCATCACGGTTGAACAGCTCGCGGAAGCCAACGATAACCTGGGCGGCAAGTTCATGTCCTTCCAACAGGACAAGCAACGCGCCAAGGCTTTTATGGAGGTCGCGGCCAACAATGCCCCGATCGAGAAGATGAACGCCGAGCTGGCCAAGCGTGACGCAGAGCTTGAAGAATTGCGTTCGATGGTTCAGGCACTTCAGGCGAACGCCAAGGGTGCTAAGCGCGCCGTCGCTCCGGCAGTTGAAACAACCGAGTAACAGGAGAGCCGGGGATGGCCTATCAAATCGTCAACGAATCGACCCTCTCGGCCATCGTGCAAAACGTGGCCTCGATGGTGGCCTTCCCCGTTCCTTCCGATCCTGCCGGCGATCCTGATCCGACCGTGCAGCAGTTTGTGCAGGCCGCGAACATGGCCGGCATCGAGCTCCTCACCATGTATGACTGGCAAGAGCTCATCAAGAATTACCAGATTCCAATCACAGCCGATACCAACGGCCAGAAGGAGAAAGCATTTCCTCTGCCCGAGGACTTTTTTGATTGGATCGATCAAACCAACTGGAACGCGACGACGCAGTTCCCATCCCTGGGCCCAGTGTCCGCGCAAATGTGGCAGCAGCTGCTGATCCGCACAACGTTGCCAACTCTGTCGTTCTATTGGCAGGTGCGCGACAACATGATCTACGTCTTGGCTCCTCCCAATTCGCCTCAGATCATGAACGTGTTCTATCTGTCGCAAGCATGGGTGCAGGACCAGGACGATCCGACCCTGTACAAGAACCGCATCACCAAGAATGGTGACAAGGCTTTGCTCGATCCCACGCTGATCACGCTGTACACCCGCGTGAAGTGGCTCGAGATGAAAGGCCTGGACAGCTCCGCAGCCATGCGCGACTTCCAAATTGCCTATGAAAACCGCCGCGGAGCAGAGAAGGGCGCGCCTGTGCTGAGCATGGCCCGCGACTTCCGCTTCCCATACATCCAGCCGCTGGTCAATACGCCAGACACCAACTATGGATTCTGACCATGCCGCTGATCCCTCTCGCCCCCTTCAAAGTCCCTAGAAGGGCAGCCGCAGCACAAACTGCGCAGCTGCAAGTTATCCCCGCCCCAGTCGGCGGGTTGAACTATCGCGACTCAATTAGCGCAATGTCCCCTGTGGACGCGCTTGCGCTGACCAACTTCATACCCAAGCAACAAGGCGTCGAGCTGCGTCGCGGCTGGAGGGTTTTTGCTGAACCCACAGAAGGCGTGACCACAGCCGAGTCTGTGTTTGGATTCCGCGCTCCCAACCCCGACGACGACAAGGTGTTTATGGCCTCGGGTGGGAACATCTACGACGTGACCGACGGCACGATGACGCTCGAGGTGACGGGCACAGGAAGTACCGACGACGAGTGGTGGACCACGCAATTTGCGACGCCCGCGGACACATTCCTGCTGGCCGTATCGCCTGGCGCTGGGTACTGGACCTACAGCACCGGCACGGGCTGGGTGCATCAGAGTGTGACGGGCCTGCCCTCTACTGTGCGCACTGTGGCCGTGTGGAAGCAGCGTGTGTGGTTTACGGCATTGGAAGACTCCAACGTCTACTACTTGGCCAACGTGGACGCGATCGCCGGCACGGCCACATCGTTTGCTATGGGCTCGACGCTGCGCAATGGCGGCTACTGCTCTGCCCTGATCAACTGGACAATGGACGCCGGTTTCTCGATTGACGACTACCTGATTGTGGTCGGCACTGAGGGCGACATTGGCGTGTGGGAAGGTACTGACCCGACCAGCGTGGACACTTTTAGACTTCGCGGTGTCTGGTACGTCGGTCCTGTGCCTAAGCACGGAACGTACTTCACCCCATTTGGCGGTGATGTGATGATCGTCTCCGAGCTCGGCCTGGTCCCCATGTCCAAGCTGGTCAATGGCCAGTACACCGAAGACCAGCAGATCGGCCCCGCGTCCAAGATTCAATCGGTGTTTGCTCCTTTGGTGCGCAAGCTGCGCAACCAGAAGTATTTTGACGTGTTTGTTGTGCCGTCTTCTGACGTGCTGGTGATCAAGTTGCCTGCGGATGGCGGCACATATCGTCAATTTGCCATGAACGTTGTGACGGGAGCCTGGTGCGAATTTGTCGGACTTCCGATGCGTTGCGCCGGCATGATCGGTGGCCAACTCTACTTTGGCACGTCTGACGGCTATGTATGCCTCGGCTTGTTTGGAGACAGGGACGGCGCAGATATTGACGGTCTTGGCGGCAATTACATTGAAGGCGACGTGCAGACCTCGTTCCAAGCATTCAACACACCAGCCCAGCTCAAGAAGTTTGGCATGGTGCGTCCGACGTTTATCGCTCTGGCCGCGCCCGCGATCAAGCTGCAGATCAATACGCAGTTCCAATTTTCGACCGTGGGCGGCTCGCCATACTTTAGCAAAGACGCCGGCGCAGTGTGGGATGAGGGCGTGTGGAACTCCTCAGCCTGGGTGGGCAACAACACCTATCAGGCGTGGGCTGGAACGACCGGCTTGGGATATTACGGCTCGCTGCGCATGAAGGTGCGCGGCCTGCCAGCAACTGTGTTCACGTCGTGCAACGTGATGACCGAATTGGGTGGAGTGATGTAATGGCGCAAAACAACTACGGATTACCAGATGAGACGTTGCAGCTGATCGCTGCAAGCCCTGATTTCATGCCTGGCTTCAAGCAAGACCTAAGCCCGCGTTTTAGCGAGCGGGGCACTCTTGCGCCGTCTGATCTCATCCGCGCTTTGCGTGCCGCGACTCCTGCTGGACCAAGCAACCCCGGCGGGTTCTTCATCCCTAACCGCGCCAACGGCGCTGGCTTAAAGTTTTCCCGCCCACGATATGAAGGCAGCTTTAACCCAGCAATTTTGCATTTGCAACAGGGAACCACGCTCACTGCTCCACCAAAAACTGGTGGCGGCGCTGGTGACACAGGCTCAAGCACTACCGACAGCTCAGCCGGTGGCAAAGATTGGTGGACTGCTGTCATCGACGCGGCAAACGACGACAGCAACAGCACCGACAGCACTGATGACAGCACAGACAGCACCGATACCACCGACGACACAACTGACGACACAACTGACACCACGGACGATGTGACTGATACAACAGACGATGTGACTGATACAACAGACGATGTGACCGATACGACAGATGACGTTACAGACACCACGGACGACGTTACCGACACAACGGATGACCTCACCGATATAACTGACGATCTGACAGACCTCACAGACCTGACAGACGATCTGACTGACACCACTGACGATGTGACTGATACGACAGACGATGTCACAGACACAACTGATGACGTTCAAGATGGGCTCGATGGCCTGGACGGGCTCGATGGCCTAGATGGCCTAGACGGCTTGGACGGGCTCGATGGCCTTGGCGGGATTGACTCTGCCGATGGGGACACCAGCGGTGATGCGACAGGGGACACATCCGGCGATTCATCTGGTGATAGTTCTGGCGATAGTGGCGATTCTGGTGGCGACTCTGGGGGCGATTCGGGCGCGTACAAGATCAACCCTTATGAGGGGTCGCGCGTGACGATTCAATCTGCGGGGGGCGGCGACGATAGAACCGGCGATGCTTTTGGCCTCGATTCTCTGAGCCCTGAAGAATTGGCTGGGTTGGACGCATTTTTGACCCAACAACCTGAACTTTTTAACGGGGGCGGGATAGGGGGCGGCGGTAAGTTTATGGCTGCTTGATGTGGCGAGGTATTGACGCATGCAATTGACTACTGACAAGCAGGGGGACTATCCGGTCATCTGGGAATGGATGAACCGGAAGACCAACCTGCCCTGGAGTAGTGACTTGCGTGCAATAGCGGCGATGCGAGATGACGGCACAATTGGGGCTGCGGTCGCATACAACGCGTGGACAGAAAAGGGGTGTTGGATGCATGTGGCATTTGACACACCGCATAGTTTGACCCGTGAGCTTTGGCGTGCGGCTTTTGAGTACCCGTTTATTTCATGCGGGAAGGAAGCGGTCTACGGCCTCACACCAAAGCATTTGGATGATGCGTTAAAGATGAACCGCAAGCTAGGATTTCGGCAGATTGCCGAGACAATAGATTGCGTGATGTTTGAAATGAGGCACGACGAGTGCCGCTGGATCAAGGAGAGAGAACATGGGCGGAAAAGCGTCAGCACCAGCAACACCTGATTACGTTGGTGCAGCCAACACTCAGGCGGCAGCGTCAAAAGAGCTAACCAATATTCAGAATTTTGCGAATCGTCCAACGATCAACACACCGTTTGGCACGCAAAGCTGGGGGACAAACTCGGCAGTCGATCCAGCGACGGGCCAGAACGTCACGCAGTGGACTCAAAACACGACCCTGGCTCCAGGGTTGCAGTCCGCGCTTGACGCTCAAATTGGCTTACAAAATGATCGCAGCCAGCTTGCGTCGGGTTTCATGGATCGTGTGACCAACGAGTACTCAAAGCCATTTGATTATCAGTCGCTGCCTCAGATGGCGCAGCTCGCCCCTCCGACCAGCCTTAATACGTCGCTCGGTGACTACAGCAAAGGGTTATCCACTGGCTTCAACTTTGGTGGTCCTCAGATGTCCTTGAACACTGCGGACAATCCTGCGCTGCCCCAGTTCGATTCGTCCTACCGTGACACGGTGGCCAATCAGCTCATGCAGAAAATGCAGCCGGTGCATGACTACCAGCAGAGACAGCTCGAGACGAAGCTGGCCAATATGGGTTTCCATCCTGGCACGGAAGGCTATGACCGCGAGCTCAACAACCTGAACATGCGTCAGTCTGCCGAGCGTTACAACGCCCTGGACACTGCCGGCAGCGAAGCTCAGCGTCTGTACAACATGCAAATGGGCACAGCGCAGCAGGCATTCAACCAGGATGTGGGCGCTGGCCAGTTTGCTAACCAGGCGCAGAACCAGGGCTACCAGCAGAACCTGGGCGCGGCTCAGTTCCAGAACCAGGCACTGGGCCAGGCCTCCGCGCTGGACCAGGCTCGCATGCAGGCTCAGAACCAAGCCGTTGGCCAACAGTTCAACATGAACCAGCAATACGCCAACGCGCAGAACCAACTGCGCCAGCAAGCGATTGCCGAGGAAATGCAGCGTCGCGGCATGTCTCTCAACGAGATGAACGCGCTGCTGTCTGGCCAGCAAGTGGCAATGCCCAATATGCCGTCGTTTAACACTGCTCAGCAGTCTCAAACGCCAAACATCTTGGGCGCTACGCAGTCTACCTACGACGCACAGCTTGGCGCTGCCAACGCGCAAAACGCTGCGTTTGGCAACCTGCTGGGCGCTGGCGCACAGCTCGGCTCTGCGTTCATGTTCTCTGACCGTCGCTTGAAGTCCAACATCAAGCGGGTGGGGACTCACGCGATCGGCGTGGGCATTTTTGAGTACACAATGATGGGAATGCCACAACGTGGTGTGATTGCCCAAGAAGTTCAAGCGGTGCGACCTGATCTCGTCAAGCGTCACGCCAGTGGTTATTTGATGGTGAATTACGGAGGCCTGTGATGAATGACGATCTGATGTTTGAGTACCTGGTCCAGATGGGCCAAATGCGCCCAGAGGAAGCCCAGCTTAAGAAAAAGCAGGCCATGGTTGACGCTCTACGCGGCAATGCCATGACTCCCTTGCAGGGCCAGATGGTGGGCAACCACTACGTCGCGCCTGGCATCGGGCAGGCGATCGCTCAGATTGGCCAGGGCTACCTTGCTGGACAGCAGCAAAAGGGTGTTGACCAACAAATGCAAACCATGAACGCCAACCAGGCATCTGCTTTGCAAGCCATGCGCGATCGCTTGCGTCGCAAGCAAATGGGCCTGACTGGTGATGGCACGATGGACACAGCCGACTACGGGGGCTCGTACTAATCATGGCTGATTTCAACCTTTTCTCCACCGATGAGGAGGTCCCTGGCGAGGGCATAGTCCTCAAGAAGGCGCGGCTTGGCCTGCGTCCGACTGGCGGCACGCTGACCAACAACGTCACTCCTGGCCGCGCCATGCTGCCCAATTCGATCGAAGCACTGCGAGCTCGAGCTGGTGATCTCTACCAACAAGGCTCGGACCTTTACAACTCCGACCCTGACACATCACAGCTGCAAGCGTTCGCCAAGCAGCGCGGCGAGCAGGGCGATCGCTCGATGCTGACCGCGTTGGCTGCGCAGTTTGCTGGTGACGGTTATGCGCCTGTGCAGGAACAGCTGCTGAAAAAGGCTGCTGCTGCCCGCGACCCGATAAAGATGGGCAACGGCATGATCACTGCCGAAGGCCAGTACATCAAAGACCCGTTTGCCGCCCAAGACAAGCGCGCCGAGTTCTTGATGCAGCAGGCTCGCATGTACGAGCAGCTGGCCACCACTGCGCAAACCGCGCAAGAGAAGGCGCGTGCTGAGCAGGCTCAGAACGCGATCATGAACGAGATTCGCTTGATGAATGCGCAGACGATGCGCATGACGGCGATGGGCGGTCCTGGGGGGCTTGGCGTGGGCGCTGCTCAGCAAGTCGGGTCTGGCCCCAATAACGAGCCGATTTTCAGACAGAAGAACGGCCAGCTGTTCACCTATGACCAAAGCGGCCAGCCAATGGCCTATCAAGGCCAGGTGCTCCCCCGCGCCAATAGCTCACAGCCCTCAGAGGATGAGCGCAAAGCCGCGGGCTGGTTCTTCCAGGCAGACAACGCACGCCGCAACATGGAATCGGTTGTCAAAAAGAACCCCCAGGCCGCATACCCAACACTGGGCGAGCGGGCTGCTGGAATGGTTCCAGGTGTTGGCGAGGACTTCGCCAATCAGCTGCGCCCCGAAGATCGTCAAAAGTTTGTGCAGGCTTCGAGCTCAATGGCCGAGGCTCTGTTGCGTGCAGCAACGGGTGCAGGCTTGAATCAATACGAAGCAAACCAAAAGGTGCGCGAGCTTGTGCCTCAGCTGGGTGATAAGCCTGGTGCAGTGGCGCAGAAGACAGCGAGCTACGACGTTTACATGAAGTCGCTGCAGTCCCGCGCTGGCCGCGCCTTAACTCAGAACGCACCTGGTGCAGCGCCTGCTGCCGACAATGACCCATTGGGTCTGCGGAGGCCCAGCTGATGGACAAGATTAAAGTCTCCGAGATTCGGGAAAAGTTCCCCATGTATGGGGACTTGTCTGACGATCAGCTGCTGATTTCACTGCGCAAGAAGTACTACAGCGACATTCCTGCGAACAAGTTCTACAGCAACATTGACTACGACACTGAGCGCGAACGCAGACAAAAGGAGCTCGTGGACTCAATGTCCACGACTGAGAAGATGCTTGCTGGCGCAGGCAAGTCCTTTTCTGACATTGGCCGCTCAGCCAAGCGTTTGGCCAACATGGCCGGCATTGGAAGCTACGACGAAGCTGCAGCCAAGGCCGATGAAGCCCTGGACAAGCCCTTGATGGACACCACTGCTGGCGCGTGGGGCAAAGGCCTCACTGACGCGGCGCTGACGTTTGTTCCTGGTTTGGGTGCAGCAAACAAGATCACGCAAGGCGTGCAGGCTGGAGCACGTCTCTTGCCGCGTGCAATAGGCTCTGTCACTCGAGGCGCAGCTCCATACGTGGGTGCTGCAGGCTCTGGCGCGTTGATCGGTGCTGCTACTAGCCCCGAAGACATGTCAGGCGGGGCCACAACGGGCGCTCTGGCGGGCACAGCAGGCGAGGCAGGGGGTAGGGTGCTGTCTGCTGCTTACAGCGGCGGCAAGGCCGCCGTTGAGCCTTTGTGGCAGGCTGGCCGCGAACGCATCTTGAAACGTACGCTGGATCGTTTTGCCACTGACCCTGCAAAGGTTCGCGCAGCTGCTGCGAATCCGGTCGAGTACGTGCCTGGTGTGACTCCAACATTGGCCGAGGCCACCATGGACCCAGGCATTGCTCAGCTCCAGCGCGGCGCAGCTTCTGCTTCGCCTGACGTTGCCAGCGCATTGGCTCAGGCTCGAGGCCAGCAGGTCGCAGGATACCGCAGCACGTTGGATGACCTCGCAGGCAACGACGGCAAGCGCGAGTTCTACGACACGATGCGCAACAAGGCTGCAGAGGACTTGTATGGTCAGGCCTACGCAGGCGGCTTGAGCATGACAACGCCGCTCGAGGCGCAGGTGAAAGAGCTCATGCAGCGTCCCTCAATTCAGGCCGCGATGGTCAATGCCCAGCGCCTCGCACGCGAGAAAGGGATGAACCTGGACAGCCCTGGCGGCAGCGTCGCCGGTTTGCACTACGTCAAGAAGTCTTTGGACGACATGATCAGTGCAGCCAAGCGTGCCGGCAACAACAACGAGGCCTCGGCCTTGATTGAAACGCAAAGCAACCTGGTGGACTTTCTGCGCCAGGCGTCGCCTAAGTACGGCGAGGCTTTGGACACGTTCAAGGCGATGTCTCGACCCATCAACCAGATGGACATTGGCCAAACGTTGCGCGATAAGGCGCTGCCAGCTTTGACCGACCTCGGTGACGGCAGCCTGGCCCGCGTCAACGCAAACAGCTACGCCAACGCGCTGCGCAACGCCGATCAGACGGCCAAGAAAGCCACCGGCATGACTGGCGCAAAGATGGAGAGCGTCATGGACCCTGCGCAGATGGACCAGATCACCGGCATCGGCAAAGACATGGCTCGCTACGCGAGCGCCCAAGAGTTGGCCAGAGTGCCAGGCTCACCGACAGCTCAGTACCTGGGCGCGCAAAACGTCGTGCGCCAGTTCCTGGGCCCCTTGGGAATTCCGCAATCTGCAGCCGATTCAATGGTGGGACGCTTGGCCAGTGGCCTGATGGGTCTTCCATTCAAGGTGACGCAAAGTCAGACTGAACAGCTGCTTGCTCGAGCCCTAACTGACCCAAAGATTGCTGCGAAAATAATGGCAGCAAAAGACCCAAAAACGATTGCTGAAATCCTGCGTCCTTATGCGGCCCAGGCAGCGATTCAAGCCGATACGCAATAAGGAGAAGGACTCATGCCACGCAACAGTTCAGGTATTTACACGCTGCCAGGAGGCAACCCCGTCACTCCTGGTGACGTAATTGAGGCCGCATGGGCCAATACGACGATGGAGGACATCGCCGACGCGTTGACAAACTCCCTCTCTCGCACTGGCGCAGGCGGCATGCTTGCGCCCTTCCGTATTGCTGACGGCTCTGTCAGCGGCCCTGGCCTGTCCTATTTGAACGAGACCAACACCGGCCTGTATCGCTCTGGCGCTGGTTCCACATGGATGGCCGTGCTGGGCGTGAACGTCGCTCAGTTCTCGACTGTCGGCGTGACAATTCCCTTTGGCAAGGCACTGACCGCCAATGGCAATGCGTCCGTGGCCGGCACTCTGGCCGTGACAGGCGCGACTGCCATTGCCTCTACGCTTGTCGTGACTGGTGCGATCACCGCAACGGGTGGAGTTGTTGGCAACGTCACAGGCAACGTGACGGCAGCCTCTGGCACATCGACGTTCAACAATTTGACAATCAGCGGCTCGCTTGATATGGACGCCGGCACGTCGGCCACCATCACTGGTTTGAGCACACCAACGAACGCCAGCGACGCGGCCAACAAGGGCTACGTTGACTCCGTTCTTAGCAGCAAATTGTCGTTGACCGGTGGCACGATGACTGGCGTGATCGCCATGTCCAACAACAAGATCACCGGCTTGGCAACGCCAACGGCTGACCAGGATGCAGCCACCAAGGCTTACGTGGACAGCACGGCCCAGGGCCTTGATGTTAAAGCGTCTTGCCGTGTGGCAACTACGGCGAACATCACGCTGTCGGGTACTCAGACAATCGACGGCGTTGCCGTAGTTGTGGGCAACCGAGTGCTTGTCAAGAACCAAACGTCAGCGACACAAAACGGAATCTACGTGGTGGCTTCTGGCGCTTGGACTAGACCACCCGATGCTGACACCTGCGCAGAGCTGGCTGGCGCATTCACGTTCATTGAAAACGGCGTTACCAACTACAACAGCGGCTGGGTTTGCCAAACAGACCCAGACGGCATCATCGGCATTCAGCCGATCGAGTGGATTCAGTTCTCTGGTGCTGGTCAGATCAATGCCGGCACGGGCATGACCAAGTCCGGCAACACGCTGAACGTCAACACCGCCTCGAGCTCGCGCATCGTGGTGAATACTGATGACATCGACTTGGCCACGACTGGCGTGACGGCAAGCACCTACAAGTCTGTCACCGTGGACGCCTATGGCCGAGTGACTGGCGGCAGCAACCCCACTACCTTGGCCGGCTATGGCATCACCGATGCCTACACCACCAGCCAGGTGGACACTCTGCTCGCAGCCAAGCTGTCGCTCACTGGCGGCACGATGTCCGGTGCGATCGCGATGGGTGGTTACAAGATCACGGGCTTGGCTGATCCGACCAGTGCCCAGGACGCGGCCACCAAGAACTACATCGACACCATTTTTGGTTCGACAACCACCGCGGCTGCTTCTGCAGCTGCTGCGGCGTCTAGCGCATCGAGCGCGTCCAGTTCAGCATCTGCAGCTGCCTCAAGCGCGACTGCTGCT